ACCCTCTGATTGCACACAAGTGTATAATTCTACAATTGGTAGAATTTTATTGTAGTCTTCTATTCTTCCTAGTGACATAATTAACCTTTATAAAATGCTGTGTTTTTCTCGTGTTCGCGAAATTCAACTTGAACTACTTTAACACGTCCTTCTGTTTCTTCTTGAATAAACGTATTCAGTTTATTGTAAAAATATTCTGCAAAACGTTCTGCTCCTGTAGCTGGGATAATTCGTAGTTGGATAACTCCAAATTTTTCCATTGCTTTAAAACCTTCTAATTCAGGATCGTCTTCTGCTACAATTGTAGTATGGTCGAGCATGTAATCCATCCATACTTTAGGATTCATACCATCAATAGTACCTTTAGCACGCTTCATACCTCCAAAATCCCATACCCAGTTACGTTCGTCAAGTTCACCTTCGAACCATACTTTTAAACTTACTCCATAACCATGAAGAAATCTACAATGTGTTCCTTCAGCTTTCCATTGACGGAATACTGTTGAGTAGCCATCAAATACTTTTGTTGACCTAAAACTACCCATTACTGGTTAAAGAATTCAATTACTTGTTGCATTGAACGAGCACCTGTAAAACGTGCTTTTTCTTGTTCGTTCTCTACTAGAATAACTGTAGGAACACTCTTAATACCATAAGTTGTAGTAGCATCTGGAGTGTAATCTACGTTAAGTCTTTTAACGGGGATGCCTTGCTTTGCTACCATGTCCATTATAGGACCGAATTGTTTACAGGGACCACACCAGTCCGCTGAAAAATACCATAATTGTTTCATTGTTTGCGAATAAATTGATAATTAATAAATAGAAACATAAGAGCAGCCGCTGTAAACCAGCGACCCTCAGATGCTTCAAAAAGTGAGCTTGTTAAAAAACTCCAATGTCCGTACTTCAAAAACCAAGTTTCAAATTTTTTCATACCAGTTCCTCTAATATTCCTACTATTTCGCTAAATATAAGAACAAAAGCTGCGGTAACCAAATCAAACGGGATAAGAATGTAACCAGTTATGCGAATACTTGATTTGATAAAGCTCATAATCTTATGCCATTTTTGATTAGGCATATGTTTTTGTTCTTCTTCCCAACGTTCTTTATTTTTACCGTTGAAAATATCTCTGTAAATATTACTTCTATCGCTCATGATTTTCTAGTACTTTTGATACTTCTGTTACTACATGCCCCCAAGTCACAGGACCGGTCTCGTCAGCATAAGGTGCAGGATCGGGACGACCTAGCTTAATAAACGCTTCAACTCGTTCTACTGAAGAAGCTGATTTGTAGTCTGAGTACCATTCGTATGTATTGGTTTCTTTGCGACTGTACCACTTAATGGGTTTATAAGAGGTATTAGTGCGCTTATAAACTTCATCAAAGTCAAGTCCTAGTTCCTCACATAACTTCTCTCCATCTTCTAGGATAGTAAACTTATTACCTTCCAGGTAAGGAGTCCAATAAGATACCCGATCGCTATCCCAGTTACCCATACGGAACGCGTGATCGTCGGCGTCACGGAATTCCTGTCGGCAGTCTGGGTAGATGTCATGGTCGCCCGCATGGATTCCGAGAGCGATGGAGCATTCTTCTTTTGTTTCATTTGCGATAGATAGAGCGATTGCTTGGGTGATTGAACTGAAGATTTTATTTCGGTTAGGTACTACGGTAGCTTTCATGTTCTCGGCAGCATAGTGACCTTCCGGTACTTCGTCACCTCCAGTTACTAGAGCTGAGTTTAGTAATGCAGATAGTCCATCAAGTTTAATTTGACGGTAGCGGATAGTAGCGTAGACTGTTTCTCCGTTAACCTCGATAGGTTTTTCAAAATTACTATTAATGTAATCTACCAACGATTGAGCTCGTTCAAGCTCTACTCGGTGTTTTTGACCGTAGTCAAACGATACTGCTGTTACAGTATCAAATTCACTCAATGCTCTAAGCAATAGTGTTGAGGAATCCATTCCTCCAGATAACGAAACTACAACGTGTTTTGCCATGTTTATTATAAATATTTAATATGCCAGGTATTGTGAGCGTATAGGCAAACGCTTTTACAAATCGTTAATTTCACGGAACTTTAGAATGTTATGAGATAAAAGCTCATAATCAACTTGATCAGACAACATAAAGAAGTAATCGTTCATGTTTGCTTTTGGTTTTTCAATCAAACCTGAGTTTGTATAACGTATACCCTCTAAAGCCGCCATTACTGGGTTTGAAGTATCAATTGATTCAATAAATTGGAATCCACGGTACCAACCAAATTCTTGTGGTACTTGACATCCTAGCAAATGTACTCGATCGTTATCTTCAATTACTTTAGTTTTATATAGAGCTGAAATAACAGACATACGGCCTAATGCTTTGCCTAAGTTTTTGTTAGGGTGAGGTACTACATCATTGTAATATGAAGCACCATATGAAAACGCAATTTTCTTGTAACCTAGATCTTTATAGGTTTGATAGCAAGTAGCAGCTTCGTGAATAGTAGTTGCTTGAACTACTGCTACTTTTTCTACCCCCATAGGTAGTTTAATTTGAGCCCATTTACGAGCATTTACTACAGATTGGGTTCGATCTTGCCAAACATCAGGTACGATAAATTCGTTAGGACGAAGTACACTAATCCAGTGTAGTAAACGATCCTCATCATAAGCATGTCCTAGCTCATGAAGTGAATTATCCATAATAATATAGCGACCTTGTGCTACTGAGGTCAAGAAATAATCTTGGTAGCCTTGCTCTTGATCGAGCAAGTGAGGAAGACAATAATCATAATCATTAAATAGACGACTATCTTCTAATAGACATAACGGGGTTTCGTGACTGACCTTTATCATAGCTTTTATTTTCATTCAATATACAACCTATTTTTAAATAAAGCAAGGGAAAACTATAAAGTCTCCCCTTGTTTTAAAATATATTTTTTAGATATTAAACCGTATCTGATCCGGTTCCGGTGTTTGGACTTTGACCATCATATCCAACAGGATATTGATAATAAAATCCTGCGTTTCTAAGAGCAGTTTTAGCTGAACCTGTGTTAGCATATGTAGCTCCTAAAACTGAACCTGCTAGAGCTATAAATTCAGCATCATTAGAGGGTTGATCTTCACTTGCAATCCAACCCCAACATGAAACTGTTGAAGTTCTACCATCGGGAGATGAGTTACCATATCCATCATTTCCTCCTACAATAATACCATACAAAGCAGAATCAGTTGATGCCCCGGGCCACCAACCATCGGAAGTACCTGAATTAAAAGTTACGGTGCCTCCTCCAGAGGTATCCATAGAAAAAGAATCAACTGATAGATTAGTTCTAGTATTATTAATCAATAATCTACTTACGGATCCAGTTACAACAAATACTCCTAGCCCAGAAGTATTAAATGTTCCATACTCAGAAGCAATATTAAAAAATTGTCTAACTGCAAAAGTTGTTGTTGCCATGTTTTATTTATGGTATTTTATTATACGATAATACATATTACACCTTTTAAAAAAAAACTATACTTTTATCTTTTTTGGACGACCTCTTTTACGAATTTCTACTGCTGTTGGAGTTCCAAATTCATCAAGCGACTCGTAAAACGACAATAGATCGTGGGGCCAATTTGACAATCGATCAAGCAATTCTTCGCGACCGATTTTGAATGAAACAGTAAACGCATCAAGCAAAGCTTCAATACGAGCATTTTCTTCTTTTTCAAAATCAGCTAACAAGCGACGGTAACGAGCAACATCAACAGTAGTTTTTTCGTACTGTGATTGATAATCGTCTTTGTCTAAATCCACCTTTTTACGCGCTTGTATCGCAGCAGATTGCGCTTGCCAATAGTAGCACGAAAAATCAAAGTCACCGTTTATAATGCGATCTTTCAGCGGAGAACGCTTACCTAGTGGTGTACCAGGTTGAGCATGTGTACGCCACCACATAAACTTGTTGTAGTTGAGTGGTTTGAGTTTAGATAGCTCTTTATCAACAACCTCTTCGGGTTGAGTAATAAATGAATCTAAAAAGCAATTAAAAGGCATCTTCGATAGTTCCTGGGTTGTTCTTTAATGTGTCACGTAAGGTACGAAGAGAGGAGTAGGTAATCAACTCCTCTGCTTCTGCCTTATTAACCCAGTTGCGCTTCGATTTCGGCTTTGCGTTCTGCCAACGCCTTGAATTCTGATACCACATCTACTTGTTTGGGGTTTTCAGGGTGGTATTGATACATCTCATCCATAACTTGAACAACTGTCATCAATTCGTCCATCAGTTTTACTCGTTCTTTTTGGTCCATAACTTTTTTAATTGAAAATTAATTTAATAAAACCTATTACAAAAGCCAAATTTAAAATAAACCTTAGTAAAAACCCAAAACCTATTTTTTCCGTCTTCATATTTAATCGTTTTACATTATAAATGTATGAAGCCCCTTTCGGGGCTCCAAATTTTAAAAATATCTTTTTGTTTTTCCGTCTAAATAATCCCTCATTCTTTGTTTAGCATCTGAGGATATGCTTTGGTTTTTAAAGAATCGTTCGGAATCAGCCTTATATATGTTGTATCTATTTCTTTCTTCATCGTTTAAAATCCCGTCACCGTCATAGTCCCATCTTTTTTCTTCTTCTGTGAGTTGAGGTTGTTCTTGAATTACTTCTAAAGAAGGTTCACCACTCATTTTAACTTCAATTTGTGGTTCTATTAGATCCTCATCTTCTAATTCTTCTTCGTCTTCTTCTATAATATAAGGTCTTTTAGTTTCAGGATCAAAATATACAGGTACTCCTTTAGGTTGTTCCTCTTCTAAACCATCCATTAAAGTTGAATCCCAATCACTAAAATCTTCTTTAGTGTAGATATCACTTCCTTCGTTATCATATAAACCTTCTTCTTCTTGAATTTTAGTAAGTTCATTTAAAGCATCATGTGTACGTAATTTAGTAAAAGCAAAGTTTGCTGCTATAACTAGAGCGATTGCTAAAGGATCAAACACAAAAATGATTATTAAAAGTAACCAGTTAATGATTCGATTCATTTCAACCCCAGTTAACTCTGAAAGATATTTAAGTGGGCCTAGTTCACTTGCAGCCTCACTATTTACTCTGGTTTCTAAGATTTGGGTTTCAAGAGCAAATATAGAATCATTTACAACGTCTAATTTAGTAGCTAATCTTTCATTTTCTTTAGCTGTTGATTCAATGTTTCGAATAGCTGAGTTGTTAGTTCTAACTACTAGATTACCATTTTTATCTGTGTATTGAGTAGTTGAACCTTTAGATAATGTACCTCTAAGTTCGTTGTTTGATTTTCTATCTGCTAAAAGATTATCTCTTGTTTCCTCATATAATGCCTTTTTAGTTTCTAAAGCAGTAATTTGTTGAGTTACAATATTTTCTTTATTTGCTGTTTCTTGATAAGCCGCAGATAAGAAACCATAAATACCAGCTGAGGTGATTAAAATAAGTACACCTGCAGCAACTGTTAAATATGCTCTAAGACCTTTATTAATTGAATCCCAATACTGATAAAGTAAGGAAGCTATAACTAATTTAGCTACCTCAAGTGAAGAGGCCATAATAATGACCTCAAGTGATGCCCCAGCAAAGAGTTTGCTAAGGCCGCTAACTGAATAGAAAGCGGCCGAAGCAGACACTGACAGGGCGGAGAATGCTATTGCGGCCGAAGCAGACACTGACAGGGCGGAGAATGCTATTAAAAGCGGAAATATTTTATTTTTTAGATTCTTCATTTCTTATACCTTTATGTTTATCTATTCTATCCAAGATCTCATTTAAAAGACCTACTTGGATAAAACCAGCCATAGAAGCATTTTTAAGTGCACTAATAAGCTGAAACACCATGAAAGGTACTACAATTACTTCACTAAGCCAAGCTGTACCAGCAAAGCCTTGTTCAACCATTAGAATAACTGTTAAGATTACTAACCAGGCAACTGTGTTTCTTAATACTTTAATTGCTTTTCTTGTTTGAAAGCCTTCACGTCTAGTTCCAGCTATCATTCCAAATATACCATCTAGAAACATAACTCCCACTATTGCTAAATACTGATCTGAGTTAGCCATAGTAAGTTCCATAAAATAGGAACACATAAAAGTTATACCGGCTGACAAAGACGTTATTGCTAATAGTGGGAGGTTAAATTTCATAGTAGTTTATTTTACGTATTCGTAGTACTTCTTAGTTTTGGCATTTCTGTCCTCAAGACCGTGGGTACCACCGTTAATACGCTTTGTAAGTTCTAAAATTGCAGCATCGTTGATACCTTTATCGCAAATAGCCCATAGCTTGTTTCTTTCAAAGAAGAACATAGCTGATTCAAAGGCATACTTTGTAGCAACTGTATCTGGATTAGTTAAAACTTCATCGTTGCCTAAGTACTTAGCAAATGCTTCGTAGTTAGCTTTACCAGTTAATTGTAGAGCACCTCTACCTCTGAATTTCCATCCGTCACCAGATGCTTCATCTCCATTACCCATTCTAGAGGCATAAACACGGTTAGCGATTTTTTCTGGTTGACGAGCATAAGACTCTTCTAGGTTACCTGGGAAATACTTGCCAAAGATACCTTGCAGGCCTTGGGCAGAGTAGTTTAGGTTTTCAGAGAATGCTTTAAAGCCTCCTGTCTCGTGTGCTGTTTGAGCAAAGAAGTGTGCAGCTCTTACTGGAGTCAATTTGTAGAACTCCATTGCCTTTTTCATTGTGCCTGGACCGAAAGCGCCGTCTGCGCCTACTCCGATCTTTTCTTGTAAACTTTTTAAGCTCATAGTCCGTCTTCTTCTTTATTGGTTCCTTTACCGAAAATCTTACCTGCTTCTGCAATACCGAAAGCACCAAGAGTAATGATTACAAATGAGTTAAAGATTGTATCGCTGATAACGAGTTCTTGACCCATAATACCAGTTACAACGTCAGCAAGAGCTGCAATGCTCATAACTGAGAATGACATAAAGCCTACAATTGTTTTTTCGTTGTAGTCATTTTTGTCTTTAAAAATGTCTGAAAATCCCATAATTTTAATTTAAAAGGTTAATTTAATACAACTATTGGATAAAAACGTTTATTATAAATATTAAAGTGTTTTTAAAGCATCCTCAAGAGAACGCTGTAGAGCTTTGGAAAATGCCTTTCTATTAAGCGGAACTTCATTATTTTCAACATCTAAAGCAGCTGCGAATAATAATGTTTTTCTTTTAGCATCTCCTGTATACTCTTTCCCGTCAATAGTAATTTTAACCTCTACAACATAGTCTTTTCTTAACCATTGTAATCCTACTATGTTAAGTTTTTGTTGTGGGGATTCTATTTTAACAATTTCTACTGTAATATGGCATGATAAAGGATTGATGTTTTTATCATATAATAGTTCTTCAACTGTTTCTTTAACACCAAATCGAACATCTCTGTCTTCGATTGTTTGTACTGAGGTAGAGTTGATAACTGTATCAATCTGAGAGGTTGCTAGAGTAGCTGCTAGTAAAAGTGATAACATACTAATTATTATATCCTGTTCGTATTAAGTAAAAATTTGCACTACCTCGGTTTGTTAATCCACTTGTAGTAACACTTTGTTGTCCGGTATACGTATTTTTTAAATTACTACTAGAAGCATTTATAGTATTCCATTCTGTAACAGTAAATATTCGGTAATTTAGTACTCCGGGTTTCCAACTTCTACCTAGTATTCTCATAAAAGTTAAGTAAACATCTGTAATATTTAAGTTATTATCTCCGTTTACATCCATTCTATAATAGTCTTTAGATACAAATGATTGAGATAATACTTTTTGATTAAA